TTTGGACTTTATCCATCGCCTACCGTTATTTATAACGCCATACCTTGGACCTGGCTAATTGATTGGTTTACAAATGTAGGAGATGTCATTGACAATCTCCAAACAGGAGTAGCCGATCGGTTAGCGGCGACGAACTTCTATATCATGAGGGAAAGGTGGTTAAAGAACGAAATGTTCTCAACATCAACTTTCCAACGTGTTACTGGACAGTTCGTTACCTTTACAGGGACTGGCACCTCTCTCGGGTCAAGTAAGATCCGAGCTAAAGGTGACCCTTTCGGGTTCAATACCAACGAGGCTTCCCTCAATGGTATGCAGCTATCGATATTGGGTGCATTAGGCATGTCCCGATTGAGATAAGCAGTTTCCAGGGTTTGCAACCCGAGTTATGCGTAAAACAATAAGGAACTTCTAATGTTAGCAGATCCACAGTCCGTCACAGTTAATGCCGTTGCTATCAGTCTACCTCGGACCCAAAGTGGTCCAACGGTAAACCAGTACACAGCGGCTGACGGGAACACGTACGTTAATACGAAGCAGAATGTTACTGCGTCGCGTTTTCGTCGTGAAGTTCGGCTGTCGCAGCGTAAAATTGCGGCAGATCCAATTTCCGCAGTAAATAAGGAAATTGGTGTCAGTGTTTATCTCGTCATTGACGAGCCTAAAACTGGCTTTTCCGACACTGAGATCGGGTACCTGATTGATGCCTTGAAGCTTTGGTTGACTTCAACCAATTACAACAAGGTTCTGGGTGGCGAGTTTTAAATGAAACTCTTCTCCAGGCTCGCGAAGCTTCTTGTGAAAATTCGCGATTTACTAAATCGGATTCTTCCGGCTTAGTACAGGTACTCCCAACATACGTTGGAGTTAGCTTAGACGGTCTATATTCCTCAATATAAATGGAGGTATATATGAAAAGACCGACCATGCTCCTAGTCAAGGCCTTGCTCGAACAATTGAGCTTGGACCTAGACTTGTCCGTAGAACGCGACATACAAAGAATTGTATGTCGTTTCGAACACGAAGGATTATCGTTTTTAACAATAACTCTTCCGAAACTTTCCGATGCTCTCGAAAGAGGCATTGAAAGTGGTACGTTCACATGTCCTAGTTCTTTTGCTAGGCATGGAAGGCTCCCTCGATTTCTCGGGGGTTTCTTCAAACGTGTGTTCGATAAGGATGGTGAGCTACGTCAAGATGCATGCCCTTATACCATTGCTGGTATTCGGCAAGTTTGTCGCTTCTTCAAGAAGCTGAAACTTGGGTGCACAGTCGGTAGAGAAGCCGATGCAGCACAGCATTTTCTTGATGTAGAAGGCGAACTCCGCCGTGTGACCCCTCATGTTGAGAGAAAGGACATTGTCCTTGAACAAGTATCAAGAGTACTTTGGACTCAGGTATTTCCTGAGTTTGATTACACTCGTCTTGTTTGTCATCACGGCCCTGGTTCTACTGCAGATTGTTATCGTTCAAATGAACGATATCAAATCCGCAAATGGAACGAGAGAAGTGAGTACTCCTTCCCCAGCGACCTCCACTGTTTCCCCAATTACGGAGAAGCAGCAGAGTCAGCAAAGGGAGGAGCCAAAAGTGAAGGAGGTCCCGAATTTCTACCGCTACGCCTAGAGATGGGCGTAAAGGTAGTATTCGTTCCAAAAACACAATTGGCGCCGCGCGTTATTGCTATAGAGCCTTCACACGTTCAATACATGCAACAGTCCGTAAAGGACTACATGTACGAGACGTTGGAGACGCATAGCCTGACTCGTAATTCCGTAAGGTTTTCGGACCAAACGGTGAATCAGAAACGCGCTTACACTAGCAGTATAGATAAACGCCTAGCAACGCTAGACCTGAAGGATGCTTCGGATCGAGTGCATTTGCACTTGGTACAACGCATCTTTAAGACCTCAGGGCTTCTTCCATTTTTGGAAGATGCGCGATCTTTACATGCTACGTTACCTGACG